TTAATCTCCGCAGCACTGGCAGTAATGCCATCTACGTGATTGTCTGCATAGATCTTGCCATGAACAGATACACCAGTAGGACTAGTGCTCAGCTTTTTAGTACCACTGTGGTCAAGTTCAGTAACACCACTAGCCAGTTCAGTAACTTGCTTAGAATCAGCTAGTGCCTGTGGAGTAACATACTTACCAGTATCCGTACCTGTGTTAATCTCAGTAGCAGTGGCAGCTCCGAATGTTCCCGGAGTTACTACTTTCCAGAAGCCAGTGCCTCCAGTTTCTACCCAAGTATACCTAATACCTTGGTAATCATAAGTCGCACCATTGGCAGGACTCGTAGGAAAATTAATTGTAGCCATGTGGCCTCCTATGGATTGATTAAGTTATATAAAGCAACGATAGCATCTTGCACATTGGTAACACCCAAGGCAGTTAATGTATCATCATAAGTTGTATCAACAGCATCCACGATAGGAATTACTGGTGGACTCGCTGGAACCCACTGAGAACTATCTCCATCATCAACATCAATGTACAACTGAGCATCAGCAAGGTTATACCAACCTTGACCGGCACCAGTTACGGCAGGAGCAGGTTCGTCTTGAACAGTAGTAGATGTTACTATGGTCCAGTTGCTATCAGTACGTGCATAAGATCTTCCATCAACAGGAGCTTCCGGTACTGCACCAGTAACTTCAGCAGCAGTAGGTGGATTACCTTCGTGGAAAAGCTTGAACGTGTTGCTTGCATCGAATGTTCTAGCATCAGGTGAAGTAACTGTACCGCAATCTATAATAACCATGTCGCCAGCTTTGTTGCCAAATAGCCAGTTCTTCTCAGAACCACTAGTAGTCTCAAATGCCATAAGCGGAATGTTGTTTACTAGGGTTACATCTTGTCCGTCCCAAGTAGTGGTCGTTCTTGTGTTGGCTGAGTTTACTTCTAGTCCACGCTTACCTGTTCCATTGGACGGAGCTACGCCATAGATGGGTGTAGTTGACCAGTAGTTGTAAGAGGTATCAGCGATAGGCTCTTGTCCTAAAGCTTCAGTATGGCAGTAGTAGACAACACCAGCAGCGGCAGTACGTACCTTTGCGCCCGGCTTGTAGGTTATCAGTGGGTTATAATCCCAGTTAGCTTTCTCAGCAAGTGCAAGGATATTTGTATCCAAAACATTCAACATAAAGTTAAAGTTTTGGTAGGTTGGTATTTCACTTATCCAACCAGTGGCGTATTTTACATCGCCCGGATCAGTCTTGCCGCCACCGGAGGCCCATAGTAGATCCAAGTTGACTTGATCAGTCATGTCTAGCTCCTATTAATTAAGAATGTGGTTCCCAGTGGGACCATGAATTTGCTGAAGTAGTCTATCAATGCTGCATCCGAAATACTCGTATCTTCAGAAGACAGTTGTAGCTCAACAGTTCTTGCTGCCACAGTACCAAGAATAGATGCAGAAGTTAATAACTGTATCTTCCTTGGCACATGGCCCAGTAGTTGAATAACCATTTGATAGGTTTCTTCTATGCTTGCATTGCTAAGCGTGTTTGCATAAGCCTTAGCCAATAGCAGTCTTCGGTATGTGTCATCATCAAGTGGGGTTACTGCATAGTTCTCTTCACCCTCACCTTTAAAGTATCCACCAACGGCTGGAGATGCTTCATCTGCCATCTTGCCCGGCAAACCAGCACCGACAAATCCGAAGTAGCCTTTAGATATTGAAACAGTGCGCGGTTGATCAAGTATGATTCCCAATACGTCCTGCTGCCTACCAACTGCAAACTCAAGCATTCTGCCCAAGTATACTTCTTCTGTCTGTTCAAACAAGTAGTCCATCTCTTCTACGAACGCTAGCATGTAGGTTCGCAGGTTTACACTACCTGAGTATTGACTTAGCATCATGGCATCCATAATGTCCGTACCCTTAGTCGTACTGACTACGGGCTTGACGCTATTTAGTGCCTGCATATTTCCGTAACTGTGTATGCTCATATTACACCACCGTCAAAGTTATGTCAGTAAGTATGATGTTAGGGAACTGTCCAATAGTTACACTTATGTTGCTTGAAGTCAGTGCTCCACCTTCCTCGCCTATGGTTAGGGAGTTTACTTGTGCTTCACCAAATGCAGTTATAGGTGCAAACAATCTTGACCAAATAACATCTTCCCCTGCTTCCAAGTTATTTATCTGTGACTGTAGAGCTTTCTTAATCGACTCTTCAGCACCAGCAATATCTTCAGATAGGAAAGTTATGTTAGCGGCTATCTCAATATCAAACTGAGTAGCTTTGGTAAACTTAATTGTGTGCTCAACACCTTGACTGTCTTCCGCAACTACTGAAGTTGTTCCATAAGTAGGACAACCCATTGAGTTAGACGCAAGTATGATCTGTGCTATTTCAGCATCAGTAATCGTAGGTGCAATCTCACCAAGAGTAATGGCAATCGTATTCGCTGGAACACTGTCAACTACTAGGTCGGTGTCATTGTTCACTACCGATACTTGATCAATTCCAAGTTCATGTAAGTTTGACTTGATAGACTCAGAGATTCCAATGGAGTTACGCATAACTGTGCGCTGTCTTGAGTTTCTATATTGTTGTTGTGTCTGTGCTAGGCTACCAGAAGTACCCGTAGTCAGTTGTGTAATACCAGTCCACCCAGCAACAGGTGTAACGATAGTAACTACTGAGCCAATGCTTACATCAAGCACACCAGATTCTTTCGATACAGCTTGAATGTTACTTGGTACAGCAGTTGCAAATGCTGTGTAATACTCATTTCCGTTATTATCAACAACTAAGGATAGTGCAGGTATTACCGTTCCGACTGTGCCCTGAGTCTCGCATGTTACGTAAGACTTGGTAGCAGATCCAAAAGGTATGCCCGTCATTAATCCAGTGTTTCTTAAAGCCGCGCCAGAAGAAATTGCTGGGTTGTTGCTGTTATACACATTGTTAAGTTGTGCCCAACACTGAAAGATCTCGTAGGTCATAATGCCTAAGAACTGTCCATCAGGTGATGTAGCAGAGAAGTCAAATCCGGGATTCCATGTTTCCAACTTGTCTTCTATTCTTGCTTTTATAGTTTCGTATGTCTCAGGCACAAAACCTGAACTAGTTAAACCAGCCATTTTAATTACCCCAAGGTACGGTTACATCAATATTCCCATAAATAGTTTTCGCACTAAACACCAATGTCAGTTTGCGTTTACTATAGGTTGATGTCATTGAATTAATTTCCAGAACACCTTGAGTTTCCAAGATAATTGTTCTGGCTCGTCTTTCGATAGATGCAGCACTGTAGCCCTTGTCCATATCTGCTGGAGATAACCAGCCTATACTTGGATCAAGAATCCACTCGCCCAGCCAAGTCCTTAACTTACATTGGACTTGCTGTACGATAAATCTACCATCTGTTACTCTGGCAACTCCACCACCTTCAGGTAGTATCAAGTCGCCAGTATCTTTATCAAGTGCTAAGTAGCTCATGTTATTTCCTATGAAGGTACGTCAGTATTGCCAAAGTCAGCAGCCAATACAGCGTGTGTGTGAGTAGATAGTGCTATGCCATTACCGGTTACTTCACCGGTAGCTATAACAGTTGCATCAGTTGAAATGCCTCCTGTAGCTGCAATAGTTCCGTCAACAGTCAGGTTGCCAATGATGGCCGTAGTAGGTGCAGTTACGGTAACAACACCGTCCTTAGTCATAACTAAAGTGCTTGTTCCTGCAACTACTTCTATGTTGCCATTCTCCTGCAATGCTATCCTCTGTGTTCTGTCTACGTTTCTCCATTCCGATCCATCAGCTAGATAGCCGTCAATGGTAGTCTTTAGGTTATTCCAGCCGACTTGACAGAAGCCATCAGCTAGATTGAATTTTCTATTAGTCCAAGGTTGAGGGTATCCATCACTTCTGATACCAGCAGCATCCTCATTGTTTACAAACCAGTGGTCATAACCAAATTGGCTAAAACTTAGTAAGCATGGGTCGCCTGCCTTAATCGGAAATGTCATATGAAAGTTGCCACCTCCGGGAGTGAAGGTGGGAACGTCATATAAGTAACTAGGTGTTACTGTGAGATCATCGTCAGAAGTAGTTGAGTACGTTCTGTCATTTGAGATCTGCACAGTAGCAGTCTGAGTCACTGGGAAATACTCAACTATGTGACCGGGCTTAGTAAAGTTGTAGTCATCAAAGTTCATTAGTAAATCCTATTAGGCAATGTTGCCTACGTTAAGAAAGTCATCATACTCTGGAGCTAGGCCAGTACTAGTACATGCACATTCTATTTGGGTTAGTGTTACAATTTCAGGTTCAGGATCAGAGAAACCAAGCCCTACCGAAGCAGCTTTCATTATCTCAGTTGTTGATGGTAAAGATTCGCCCGGTTGGTAAGGGAAGTTATTATCTGCCCCAGTTACTCCGCGCACGATACACCCTATTCCAGCAGCAGCCATCATAGAACCATACTCGTTGCCCATAGTTGTTGTGTCATAGAAGGCACCGTAGAGAGACTTTTGTAGTCTACCCATCGCAGTCTCAATCTGATCTTCAACAAACTCTGTAGCTATCTCAGCGGCTTCTTCAAGCAGGCAATCACTCACTTGCTTAACACCGGCCACTAGCGTACCAGCAAAATTAGGTTCCGCACATGGATTATTTTCCACTACAGCAACAGTACTTGTCGCTCCAACTGATAGGTTATCAAAGTGAACCTCATACATACCTTCACCAGTAGATGGATCATTGCCAATAAACTTATAAGTAGTCTTGGTTGGTCCACCTGATGCATCTATTCCATCAATCGTGAAATCATCACCCTTGGTAAACTTACCTTGGGATAGTCTGTCACAATCATCAACAAAGATTTCTGATGCAGCTAGCTCTTCAACTAGTGCAACTCTTTCTGGTCCAGATACTTCACTCCAAAGAATAGGAGTAGGTGCTGTGTAGTTGTTGGTATCTACCTTAACAATCTCTTCACCAACAATGGAGAAGTGCATTGAATCCATCATACCAGCTTTCTGTGTAGTCTTGAATCGACTAAACACTACCGGTGAATAGATACCAAGGTTAGTTACTACAGTACATTCGAATCCAGAGTTAACCAGTGAGTCGAATACTGCTTTGATTGAGTAGGTTGGGGTTCTACCATAGTCGGTATTGCCTCCAATCGCTCCCTCAATTTGCACGTTAGTAATTACACCCTCTAAGACTACCTGACGGTTGTGCCTTATAGAATGGTTGCTTACGTGCATACCCTCTTGTACAGGGTACTTAGTTATTGTTGCCTTAGCC